GATGCCCTTGCCCTTGCCGATGTCGCGGGAGAGCGCCGCGGCGGCGCCCTTGACCGTGCCGGTCGCAAGCAGATCAACGATGTCGGTCGACGCCGCCGTTGCCGTGACGGCCTGGGCATTGGAGAAGAGTAGAGTGCGGTCGAAAATCATCTTGTTTGTTCCTTCATCGTTGAGACGAATGTTGCGACTGTTGTTACAATCGCAACACTATGGTCACACCACGCGGGCTTCCGTGTTCAATATGGCATCCGTTTCGCGGATCGGGATGCCACGGAACATCGTGACTTCCTTGCCCTCAAGCTCCTGCTTGGTGAGGCGAAGCACGTTGGAGCGGATACCGGTCGACCCGACGCCGGACGAAAGTTCGTCGAGCGCCTGAAGGATCGTGGTGTTCATGTAGATCGCCATGCGGCTCGACTTGCTGTCGAGACGGCGAGACTGGAGCTTGTAGTAAGCCCGCAGCATCCACTTATGAACGTCGACGGTGCCGGCGAGAACGTCGGAAACGTCGAGGTTCGCCACGCGGGCGTTGTAGCGCCAGTCCTTGACGGCAAGGCCGATGTGCCATTCGAAGGTTTCTTCCTTCACGTAGTAGGCATCGCCGTTCGCGTCGGTGACGCGCTGCTCGCCCTTGTCCTGGCGATCGATGCCGGCCTTCGTGCCTTCCGGGTAGAGAAGGTGCGTGGCGTGATCGCCCCAGGTGACGAACCAGATCGAGGTATTGTCCGATCCCTGCCCGCCAGCGTCGATGATCTGGTTGCCCGCGCCGTCACCGCCGAGAACGCCATAGCGCGCGGCGAGGCCCTTGAACTTCTCGGGCGTGGTCGCGGTGTCGTGGTAGAACAGGCCGCGGGCCATTTCCTGGTTCATGGCCTCCATGTGCGCCCAGGCTTCACCGAGACGCAGCGCGGCCGGGTTCTTGGAGAGCTTCAGCAGGCGCGTGTCGACGCCCGAGCGGGCTTCAAGGAAGCCGGTCGTGTCATCGACCTGCTGAATGGTCGACTTCGACTGCGGAATGCCCTGGTAGAGCCGGCCCCAGGCAGGCGTCGGCAGGCCGGTGCGGATGCCGTGGCGATGGATGGCGCCCATGTTGCACTCCATCGCAACAGCGTCATCAAGGATCGGGTTCTGCTGCTTCAGGACCTCGATGATCTCGCCCGTGCGCGGATCGTTCTGCTTGTGAACGTCGATCAGGTTCAGGTAGGTGGACGAAAGAGTTGCCATCGTTATTTGCCCTTTGGCTTGTCATCGGGATACATGATCTCGGCACGATCGGCCGCGACCTGTCTCCCAGGGGTTTCGCTGATGGCCGGTTTGTCCTCACCGATCACGGCTCCGACCTTCGCCATGAAACGGATCATTTCGGGATGGTTGCCCGCCCCCGAAGCGTTGAGATATTCCTTGAGGGCGTCGGTGCCGAAGCGTCCCACAACGCCGCTCGCAACCTTGACCGTGCCTTCCCACTTGGCGCCGCCGATTTCGGGATCAGTCTTGGCCGTCTCGACCCACCCGGCGACGGTGTTCGCCCATCCCTCGCCCTGAGCCTTGGCCCGCGCCTGCTGCGTCTCGATGTACTTGTCGACCAGCTTCTGAGCCTGGGCGTTGGTCAGCCCGAGTTCCTTGAATTCGGGGCCGAGCGCGCCGGCAAGCTCAGTGTCGAGTTCGACGCCATCGGGCATCTTGAGATCGTACTTGCCGTCTTCGGGCACCTTGCTGCCCGGATCGTCGGCCGGCTTGGTCTTGTCGTGCTCAGCCTTGGCCGCGGCGTTTTCCGCGTCGGACTTGGCCGCGTCGGGAACGTATTCCTTCCACTCGGCAGGAGCCGCGTTCGGGTCGGCAGGAGGCGGATCGCCAGCGGCCGGATCGTCGGGATAGAGGACGGAGCCGGGATCGGCAGGCGCAGGCGCGGGCGGGGTATCGCCGCCACCAGAGCCACCTTCTGGCGCGAACGCCACCCCTGCCATCAACCTATTCCTTAGCATCCACGACATGCACCGTTTCCTTGTTCCGGTCCTTCCGTTGAGCCGCCTCCAACAACAGGCGCGGATATTCGGTCGGACCAACCAGTTCCAATTGCGAGATCAGCCACAGGCCGATGTTCTGTTCGCCGAGGCGGAAGTCAGTCACGTCTTCGACCGAGAAAGCGGAGCGATAAACTCCGCACCGTTCGAATATTCGCAACAACACCCGCCGACCATGCGGAATTCGCAACACCGCTTCCAAATCAGTGACGATCTGGTCGCGCTGCAATTCCTGTTCCTTGGACAGTTGTTCGGTCAAATCGGCGCGTTCGGTCATTGGATCGTGACCCGTTCCGATGTCGGCGCGATCTCGATCGAGAACCAGCCAACCGCGTCGTCGCCGGCCACGCAGACGGTCGCTCGGTCAGGCTCGCATTCGTCGCCATCGCTGTCGAAGTAATCTGTGATCGGCACCGACACGCCGTTCGTGAACATCACATAGTTCTGCGTCAGGTTCACCAGCTCGACTTCCATCACCCGATCCCGATCTGCTTCAGCAACGATGTCCCGCCACCAGTGTCGACCTCACTCAGCAGCCGCGCCGCGTCCGCGCCCTGCTTCACGGCCGGCGCCATCGCGGCAGCATTCTCCGCGGCTTCGAACTGAGCCTTCTTCTGAGCGCGGCCCTCACGTACCTTCTGCACGTCCTCGTCGGACACGATGACGGACGGCGGCGCGCCGAGCATGTCGCCGTAGATATCGATGCCCTCGTCCATGTTGATCTTGTCGAGCACGGACGAGTTGACCGCGGCGAGGTTGCCCGCGAACGAGAACAGCCGCTCGATCGATCCCGTCGATACCGCCTTCTGAGCCTGGGCGAGCATCGAGATATATTCGATCTTCAGTTCCTGCCCATGCAGTTCGGGCGGCGGGGGCGGAAGCATGCCGCGCGCGTTCATCAGGTCGTAGGTGCGGTCGATCGTCGGCGCGAGCTGCCCGCCATAGATGTTTTCGAGCACCGGCCCGAGCGCGAGCAGTTTTTCTTCCTTGCGCTCGGCGATCTCGAATGTGTTGCGCGGCTGGATGCCTTCCATCTGCGACAGCATCAGAAACAGGTCGGCGTAAAACGCGCGCTCGATCCGCTGCGTCGTGGCCTGGATTTTGTTTTCGAGCTCGGCGAGCGACAGATTGACCTCGATCGCGGGGCGGTACGCGCGGCCGGTCGGATCATCGACATAGGTCACGCTGCCCGGCATGAGGGATGTGGGGTTGTTCTTCATAGACACCGGCCCCGTCATCGGTGGCCGAACCTTCTTCTCGATCGCCTCGCCGGCCCGAAGCTGCATCGTCTGGAGCATCTTCACGTCGGGCAGCGCGTCCATACCAGGCGACACGGCATAGTGATCTTCGGCGACCAGTTCCCAGGCCGGCGCGATGATCGGGTTGCTGTCGAAGCCGCTTTCTTCAAGCATCCCTGTGCCTGTAATCGGCCCGCCATCCTCCCAATAATTCGACGCCCAGGGCTTGTTCCTGCGGTCGATCTTGGTGATGTCGCGATCGTGCCGCGGCTCGACCGCGTGATTGATCGTGAACCGCTCGTCGTAATTGCCCTTGTCGTAGGCGCGGCGGATCGCGGCACTGACCTTGTCCAGACCGAACCGCGCAACGATGCGCTCGACCGACCATGAGAACTGCCGATATAGCGTGGTCGCGATGCCGCGATGGTCGCGCGCGATCCAGAACGAACCGTGCAGCAACTGGATCATGCGGATCGTCTTATCGTCATCCTCGACCAGCAGGCCGCACGACTGCCCGAACAGGCCGAGATCGCCGTAGCCCCAATGAAATGAGTTGTAGATGTTGGACGACTGGAAGACCTCGCGCATCCGCGTTTCCACGGCGCTGAGATAGGTCTTGATCGGCGCGAAGTCCTTCAGTTCGGGATCGTACGTCGTCAGCCGGAACCACGGCCGCGCGGGCGACGTGATGCCCGAATGCATTCCGGATGCGAGCGTGCGAAGCGCGAACGATCCGCTGCTGTCCACGATCTTATTGCGCGACGGGCGGCCTTCGTCCCGGTTCAGCGATAGCCGCAGGCGGGCCGGCGCGGTGAACTCGGCAAGCTCCTGCCATTGCTGTTCCCAAGGATTGCGCATCGACTTGAGCGCTTGCAGGCGCCGGTCGTGATATTTGCGCTTGGGTTCGTTCTCGGTCACAGATCAGGCGCCGAGCAGAGTTTTCTTCGCAGTCGGCGCCGCGGCGGTCACACCAGAGCCGGACGTGAGGATCGTCGCGGTTGCCGATCGAGCCTGGTCCTTGGCGCGGCGCGTGGTGTTCGACACGACGGCGCTGTCGGGCTGGCGCATGGCCGCGCGCTCGGTCGGCAGTTGCGGCGTCTCAGGAGTTTCGGGCTTCGGGAGAATGCACATTGCGGATCATCCATGATGACGATCCCGCGATGCTTAACGATGGATGGTTGTTGGGCTGAACGGCTCAGGAATACGGGTTGTAATCCGGGTCCATCGTCGCCTGCCCGGGCCGCGACCCCGCAGGCATGTGCTGCTTGTGCGTCACCGGCTGCGCAAACGTCAGCGCCAGCGCATCGCCCTTGTTTGGCGAGGGCAAGCCGCGCTCCTTCATGTCCTGTTTGCTTTCGAGCAGTATCTTTCCGTCCAGCCGCGGCACGGTTTCCGGCCCGATCAGGTCCTGATACAGTTCCTCGTCCTTCGGATCGATGACGCCGCCCTGCTTCAGCCACGCCTTCATGCCGCCCCACATTTCGGCGCGCTTGTTCATGAAGCCCTGATCCGTCGCCTTGCCGCCGAACCAGACCAGTTGCCACGATCGCCCCATGACCGAGCCGGCCGAGACGATGCCGGTCCCGTAGCCGCCGTCGACAAACACCGCGTCTGCCTTGTGCTCGTCCTCCAGGCGAGCGATCAGGTTGGCAACCTCGACATCGTTGTCGTTGCGCGGCAGCGTGGCGAGCGATTTCGAATAGAGCCCTTGCCGGAGCATGATCTCGATCGCGTCGTCGCCGGTCCATGCGGGATCGACGCCGATGATCTTTGGCGCGAACTTGAACTGCTCAGGCCGCAGGAAGCGCGTGCGCGCAGCGTCGACATCATCGGCCGAAATGAACTGCAACGCCGAATGCGCCGGGAACTGGCCGCGTACGCGGATCTTGAAGAAGTCGCTATCCTCGCCGTGATCCTCCAGCCATTGCTGAATTTTCTTCTTGTTGGTGCCCGGGACCGTTCGGCTGTCGATCTGGCGCTGCACCCACCGATGGCGGAACTTCCTGAAGCACTCACGGAAGCGGCCTGAGTTGCGCGTGGGGTTGCCGAACACGATCCAGATGATGACCGTGTTCTCGTCGGTCAGCGCGCCCTCGGCGACTTCCCAAACCTTGTCGTGGATTTTCGATGCCTCGTCGAATTCGAGCACGATGATGCGGCCGACGTTGTGCAGGCCGGCGAACGCCTCAGTGTTGTGCTCCGACCACGGAATGAAATCCTGGCGCCAGTCGTTCACATGGAGCTTGTCGCGCGATTTGATCGACTGAGCTTGCACGTCGAACCAATGCGACGTGATCGATGTGCGGAACCACTTGCCGATCTCAGGCGCCGTCTTCGTGCGGAGCTGGCCATCGGTGTTCGCCGTGGTGACGATCTTCGCATCAGCCCAACAGGACATCGCCCAATTCGACAGCATGCCCATGAACGCCGACTTGCCGATGCCGTGACCAGACGCGACCGCGATTTGCAACGGCTGGAACCGCGTCTCGGGATTGGCCAGGTGATTTTCGATCACGCCGAAAATGTCGTCCTGCCATTCGCGCGGACCGGGATAGTCCTTGAGATCGCCGTGGCCCCAATCCCATGCGAATTTCGCCCAGGACCGAGGCAGTAGCCGGCAGGCAGCAGCGCGACGGATTATTTCTTCGTTAGGGTCGGGCCGAGAGGCAGGTTTAGCCATACCGCACCAGCACGCGCGTCCAGCTTCCTCGCGTCGGCGCCGTCCAGAAAACCCGGACCAGCCCGGTTTCGTTATTCCGCCAGCGCGCCGGATCACGCCGGATCACGGCGCGGCCCCTCAATGCCACCCGGCGCGCTTTGATCTTGGATTTCTTCGGAGGCATGCACATCACTTCTCTCCCCTTGCCGCGCGCTCCAGGCGTTCGGCGAGCGCGTCGGTCACGCTGACCTCTACCTTGTCGTTGTAGAGCGCCAGGTGGCGCGCAAGCTGATCGAGCGCCTTGGACTTGTCGGCGAGCTTGATCGTGAAATTCTGGTTGCGGTCATAGCCCCAGCCGACGATCGCGCGGCGAACGTTTTCCGGCAGATGTTTGATGTCCTGAGCGCAGCGCAGGCCGGTGATGATTTTGCCGTCTTCGGATAGCTTTACGTCGTCGGCTATTTCGTCAGGCAGCGCGTCACGGATGATCTCGATCAGATCGAGCGGATCATAGAACGCCATCCGAGAGATTTCCGTCAGAACGCGCTCGGCTGAGATTTCGAGTTTTTCAGCGCGTTTGGCCGACGCCGCGTCAACCGCCGCTTTGACATGAGTTTTGTTGAGCAGTTCGACGGCCTGCCTGCCTGCCGTCTTCTCGCTAAACCCAGCACGGATCGCAGCCTGCGTAGCGTTCAGGTCGATCAGGTATTCGCGGACAAATGCCGCCTGTTTTGGCGTCAGTTCCATCGCTCGCAATCGCGTTGTGTTTTACGCATCAGATTTACGCGGCGGATGGTTGATCGGGTGAATTAAGGCGGGTGAGGTTTGGAAAGAGGTTTCTAAGAGAGCAGCAGAAACTGCCTATCAACAAATTTCTTCTCCTCAATTCCAAAAATTCATTTCCAGAACTTTTTACCATCCTCTTATAAACCTCCTTGGCACTACTAAACTATTGATATCAAATGATAATCAGTGGAACAGAGGTTTTTAAGAGACGCTGACAGGGGTTTAAATGGCGGTATAAACCCGGAAATCGGCGGGTATATCTACGGTATTTTAGCCCCATTAGGGCCTAAAAGGCATATGTTTACCTAAAATCTACACCCACGTTTCCCCTTGCCGCCGTGCGAAAACCGCATTAAATTGCGAAAATCGCATTATATTGCGACAACAGCGAAAATCAGAAGGTCCATCCCAATGGAAATTGAAGACAACATCCCCGACAGCGCCGCCCGCAATAGCTATGACTTTTCCAACATCCGAGACGGGCAGAGCACATGGGTTAAGGAGAGCGCCGACCGGGTTCGCCTCATGAACGCGTTCTCCCGCTGGAAGGACCGTTCCGGATCGCGGCTGGTGGCGACATCCG